GTTAGATGAGCTAGTTCTCTACGGTGTCTTATCGACTCCTACGAGACTTCTAGTGTCGCTTTAAGTCCTATAGACTTACTGTGACTACATTCAACAGCTTGTGCTTTTGCTAACCTCTTTTAGAGGCCACAACTTCACAAGCCATTCTGGTATACTCTTACCAGTCTTAGTCCTTGGTACAGGACATTTTGCTCTTTTCTTAATTGAATTGAGCGTTTTTGCCAATCTATTCCGCAGCCTGGCCGCTGCTTACTATTAGATTTGACGATTTTGTATTGATCGTCTTAAGGCACAAATGCACCCCCTCAACTCCTCCGATGTAACCAGAGTACCCGGAACTCTAATTATAATTAAATCAAAGGATGCTTGAACAATCAAGTACCTCAACACTAAGGGGATGACTTCGATCTCCCCCACCCTAGGGACGCCTTCGGGTAGGACCTGTCCTATGGAGAGGCGTGGGCTTTTTACATATCCGTTATCTTAGAAGCGTAATGAACTTCGTTTTCCTTCGCGATAATTCGCGGGGATATTTACCGGTGAGTTTCTTGTTACCACGTTAGCTTTATCCATTATTTTAGCATATAGTATTTGGACGTATAGCTAGGCTAAAATCAGATTACTCTGTACTACGCCCCATCCGCAGATTTCTCCGGAAATTAATATGCAGTTGCATGTTAGTTTCTTGAGACCTGTTTGGGAGTGATAAAACCTCCCGCATGTTTCAAGAATCCAACGTTGCCACCCTTCCTCCAATCGAGGAAGGCCAATGTTCTACCGCTCCAATTGCAAAGGAGTGTAACCCTAAAGTAAAGGGTATCCACCCCGTGAGAGAAGCTTGGATTCACGGCATTATTCTTCAATATGATGACCTTCTCCAGCACAATCTCACTCCAACAAGACAACAAACTGAACACTATTACCATGCACGTAAATTGCTTGGTGAATCCATCTGTAAACGTCTTGAGCCAAGAATCCACGAAAGTTTGAAAGAATACAATTCTATCAACTTTACAAAGAAGCATGGTCCCAACTATGATGCCTCTTCTGGTAAGAAGCGCCGTCAAAATAAAACTGGCTATAAAAGCCGCATGTGTAAACCTCGTTCCAATGAATCTTTCTCTTTTGATGCCCGTATTCTCAAAGAAATATCCAATTTGTCCGAAATTCAAAAAGAAGAAGCAATGCCCTGGATCAATCTAATTGAATCTTTTGGCATCTTCTCCTATCAGGTTTACAATGCCCGCAATTTTGCCGACATTCTCGTTGCTTGCATCGCTTGTCTCAAGATGAATGTCAAAGACAAGTGCATAGCAGAAATGATTATGGACCTCACTTCTTCCTTTACTAACGAAGACTGCGACGCAGATTTTTCACAATTTCAAGACGCAGAAGAAGAACACATCCCTCGTGCATTTGAACATGAACCCACTCCATTTTTCTTGACTGATTTTTCAAAGAAGTTCTCAATCCTTAAAAGGAACAAGAATTTGAATAATATCAATATAGTTATTTCCGGTTTTGCTTCAATGATTGTCTCAGAATTCAAGGGATACAAATGGACTCTTGGGACTTTCCAGATTCTCAAAGTCAACCCATGGTGCGATATGCGCGATTGCTCCGATTTCATGGAAGCAGTTATCAAAACGATTGATTACTTCTGGACCACTGGTTACAGATGCATCAAAGAAAGATCTCTTGAACCTCTTCTTTTTGAGGATCAGACGATTCAGCAATTTGAAACTGATTACACAGAAGTGATGACCCAAAAAGCACTTGCTGCTAATGGCAATCTCCCTGAAGCTGACAAACCTATTTTCCAGAATAAGGTACGTAAGCTAATTGAACAATGCAGAAGAATGAAAGCCATTTCTTATGATGGATGGCTTGGACATGAATTGCACCTAAAATTGGTTGAGCTTTCCAAAATTGACGAAAAGTTGATTCAATCCGAACGCTCTGCCACACTGCGCATAACACCTTTCGCCATAAGTCTTTTTGGTGATTCCTCAATTGGTAAATCTACTCTCACAACTCTTTTAACTAAGACTGCACTCAGTGCAATGGGTAGGATTTATGACCCTGAAAGATGTGTCCAACTCGACATGAAGTCAAGATTTGAAGATCAAGCTCGTTCTGATACAGATTCTATTGGCTTTGATGATGTTGCTAACCCCAAGTTCGGTACTGTTCAATTCAATCATACTGTACCAATGAAGAAGTATGTCAATCCCACTGAAGCCATTGCCGAAATGTCTGATGTCACTCAAAAGAGTCGCGTTCGCCCTCGTCCTCATTTCTGTTGGGCTACTACTAACAAAAAGACTATGGACTGTGAATTATATTCTAATTGTCCTGAATCTATTCTTCGATGTTTTCTGCATGTGACCATGGTTGTCAATGAGCCCTATAGAAAGAAAGACTCTGTAATGCTCAACAATAAACACCCAAATCTCTTACATCGTGATTTGCATTCTCCTCCGGATGATGTTTGGACTTTCACACTTGAAGAAGTCTTCACTTTCAAGAGAACCGATGGCACGACTGGATACAAATTCATCACCTATAAGGGTGTCACTCAAGACGGTAAACCTGTCGATTGTAGTGCAATGAAACTTTCCACCTTCCTCGAAGTTATTTCCACAGCCGCTGCTATTCACATGAAAGCTGAAACCGCCAATCTGCAATACAACAATTCTCTTGTCAAATTGAAGTTGTGTGCATGTGGTCTTCTTCCCGGCTTCTGTCGATGCAGTTCCACACCATTGTCACCTAAATGTAGTACGTGTAAAAGAACTCCTCTTATGTGCTTGTGTGCTCTCAAGGAAGCAGAGCGTATACTCAAAAAGAAGGAAGATGATACTGCCATTCCACGCTCTTTTGAAATTGACAAGGCTGTCACAGGCTTCGTTGGTCAAGTAGCCACCCAATATATTGGTAATTTCCTTTTGCTTGGTGGTCGCGAGATCCCGATGATCAAGAAGATGGCAACAAAGAAGTTGGCCCAAACTGCACAGAATATGTTGCTCGATAAGGCCACGCCTATCCTGCTCACAATTGTTCCTGATTTTGTTGTTCAGAACCCCAAAGTCCAAGCTTGCATCACACGTGCTTATGGTCGTCGCGTAACAAGGGATTTGAGCTGGCACGTTTCTTTCTTTTTCCGAATCATGTGGCTGTTACACATCATCCTCTTTTTCACTTTTCCCGTTGGACTTTTCGTCTCTTCACCAATTCATATGTTCATTAGTGCTTGTTTTTACATCTATAAACGTTGTTTGATCAATTCTATGTGGACTGAACTCAGTTCTAGACGAGACGCTCTTCCAAGTGCGATAGTTGCTTTCCGCGATTCGCGCTACGGAGTCTCAAGTGTTATTTTTGGAGTTGGTGCTGGGATTACACTTCTCAGGTTGTACAAAGATTACGGTAGACCTCGTTCAAGTGAAACGGACGAACTCTCCAAAGAGGCGATCGATGCACAACCTTCATGGCTTGACAATATGTTTGGTCATAAGAGCCTCAAAGTTACCACTTCTGATGCTTCGAAGACTGCGGTCCTTTCTCAAGTTGAACCCATTCTTGCCACCGCCTTATGGGGTGGCACATTCCACCGTAATGATGGCACAAAAGCGGTCACTTCAGTAGTTTGCCTCACCAAATACGTGGTTGTCTTCCCTCGACACAACTTTTACAAGGATGCCAACATGAAGACTGAACCGTATCCTTGCTTGACTGTTTCACTCCAACGCCACGATGACAACACACCCGGTGGCACCATCCGTCCCTTTATTGCGGAATTTGATAGCGTATACCATTTCCCTGGTACTGATTTTGTGGCAGCATTTGTCCCCAATTGTCCCGACGCGAAAGATATCCGTAAGTGGTTACCTCTCGGATTGCCCACAGGTACGGCTGACATTAAAATCCTTTGGCGTTCTCACAAAACCAAACCCTTTGTCGAAAAGAGTTTGGCTACTTTTGGTACTCAAGCCCACACTCAAATGTCTTTCCCTGGTTGCTCTTTTGTTTCCAAGCATGAAGTCGCTACGCAAGGATCTTGTTCGTCAATGATTATTGGAGCAGGCAAACAGCCCGCTCTACTTGCACTTTTTCTTGGGAGTAAGAAAGAGAGAAACAAATTGAGTATCCATACTGGGAATTGGGATTGTGTTGCAGGCACTATAACACGTGCTCAGAGCGATGCAGCTTTTGCCTATCTCCAGTCCAAATTTCCACTTGGAGCTAGTGGGGGCACTCTCCCAAAAACTCAGTATGGAATTGAGGTTCTTAAAACTCCGAGATCTCACGAGAAAGCCCATGCCGGCACTTTTGATGCTACTGCCGGTTTTGAGATTTATGGTAGCACCGCCGTTCGCGCTCAGACCAAATCGCGCGTTATCGACAGTCCTCTCAAGCCCTTTGTCAAAGAAATTTTTAAACCAAAAGTTGACTTTGGTCCACCTCAGATGAACCCCAATTGGGTGCCATACAACACTGCTCTTGACCATGCTGCCAAACCAGAAATGATCTATCCACCAATTTTGCTCAAGAAAGCAAGGGAAGATTGGATTCGTCCTCTTCTTCCTCTTGTTGATAAGCATATTGCTTCAGAAGGTGAAGTTTTCAGAAAACTCACTCTCAAAGAAGGGATCATTGGAGTTCCTGGGAAACGTTTCCTAGATCCACTTGATATGAGTACCAGCATGGGTTTTCCTGTGCTCGGTCCAAAAAGACCTTGGTTTGAAGAAATTGTCAATGATGATGGGATTCTCGTGGATAGGATTCCCGATGCCTCCATAATAGAGGAGATGAAAAGAATCGAAACTTGTTACGATAAGGGTGAACGTGCATATCCCGTGATGCGTGCTTGTCTTAAGGACGAACCCACGCCCATTGGCAAAGAGAAAGTTCGGGTTTTCCAATCATGCCCTATAGCCTTTTCAATTTTGGTCAGGCAGTATTTCCTTCCCATCATCCGATTTATCGGTTGTCATCCGAGGGAGACTGAATGTGCAGTTGGCATAAATTGCTTTAGCCCTCAATGGAATGAACTAATGACATATGCTGAGAGGTTTGGAGTCGAGCGTACTTTGGCTTTCGACTATTCTAAATACGATCTCACATGTTGTTCTCAGATCACTGGCGAAACTTTGTCAGCAATGATTGAACTTGCCAAGCGAGGCGGTTATCCCTCTCACCACATTTCCAGAATGTTGTGCATGATCTCCGATATCGTGCACCCAATGATCGACTGGAATGGGACTTTGATCCAGTTTTTCAGTATGGTTATTTCTGGCATCAACCTTACAGTGCAAATGAATTCCATAGGAAATTCTTTTTATCTGAGGATGCATTTCTTCAGTATTTACCCTAAAGCAATGGATTTTAGAAATGCACAGGCTGTTACCACATATGGCGATGATGGTTATGGCACAATCAATGAGGAATATCCCCTCATCACTTTCACAAGCTATCAAAAATGGCTCGCCAAATTCGGGAAGAAAATAACTCCTCCCGATAAAAACGCTGCTGCCACGGACTACATGCCTGGCGCAGATTTTCTCAAAAGGAAATCCGCATATATTCTGGAGATTGGCACCAGGATAGGATCCCTTGATGAGGATAGTCTCTACAAAAGTATCATGTGCAACCTTGAATCTAAAGTGGAGACACCGGAAGACGTAGCACGTTCTTCCATTGCTAGTGTCATGCATGAAGCGTTTGCGTTTGGTCGTGAGCGCTATAATTGGTGGCAAGCAAACCTACAAGAAGTATGCACTCGTGCAGACATTCTTTGCCCTATCCTCGACATAACTTTTGATGAACGTGTCGAGGCATGGAAAGACAAATACGGTTCATCAGTGGGATCCGACCCATAAACAAACGAGAATTACCTTTCCCAAATAAGCGTACTGAAACTCCGCAAATAATAGAGATTCTTCGTACTGCAGCGAGCAATATCTCGTTAGAGTTGGATGACTCGTCCCCTTTTATACATACATTAATTACATTATATTTTACATATCAACGTCTCGCAGAAGAGACAGATGCATATATTACATCACCAGATTACTTTGATTCCTTTGGGTCGCTCTTAGTTCTTTGTTCGCACCACAGCCTTCCAGCCTACCGTGCTTT